TAACAATGCAACCACGATTTTAGGTGTAACTAGAATATTTCCAATTCAAGATTCTCAATCATCAATCAATATGTTTGATCTGAGATATCAATTAAGATTAAATGAATTGTACGATTTCACCTCTGCATCATACATCAACTATACTTTAACCATGCAACACTTGCGTTCTTTGGAATTAATGTTTACAGGTGAAATACCAATTCGTTTTCAAAGACATATGCAAAGATTATACATTGATTGGGCTTGGGGTTCTTCACAAGCACCAGTAGGAACAACTGCGGTATTAGAATGTTACACCACACTTAATCCAAATTTTTATGGACAAGTATGGAATGACCGTTGGTTGAAAGAATACACTTCAGAATTGATTCGCAAACAATGGGGTGCAAATTTACGAAAATTTGGTGGAATTCAATTACCTGGTGGTGTTTTATTAAATGGCAAAGAAATTTTTGATACAGCTGAAGAAAATATCAGACGATTGGAAAACGAAATGGAAAATAATTACGGAGGAGTGGTAGACTTCTATCTAAATTAATATGAAACACAAACACCATATTATACCAAAACACATGGGAGGTACGGATGATCCTTCCAATCTAATTGAGCTTACGGTTGAAGAACATGCAGAAGCTCACCGTTTACTATGGGAAAAATATGGTAAAAAAGAAGATGAATTGGCTTGGAAAGGTTTAGCCGGAATAATAGACAAAGAAGAACTTGTATATGAATTGTCTTTACTGGGTAGTAGAAATGCAAAAAGATTATCAGGTAAAGAACACCCTTTTTTTGGTAAAAAAAGACCAGAACACAGTAAAATGATGAAAGGCAAAAATGTTAAAAGAACCAAAGAACATCAAGAAAAATTAAATAATAGATTTACAAAAGAATATTTGAAAAAAGTAACTGACAGCATATCAAGAAACTGGATAATAACAACACCAAAAGGTGAGAATATTTTTGTTAAAAATTTAGCAGAATATTGTAGAAAAAACAATTTACATAGAGGTTCAATGTCTCAACTGGCAAAATACAATAAATCATATAAAGGTTATTCCTGTAAAAAAATAACTCAAAATGTTGATTAATATAGAAAGAAAGTAGGAACCTAAAATTGCGACCTCGGTGTATTTTAACAACTACAACTCACACTCTGAACAAAGAGTCGTTGAAGACTTGATTGTTGAGTCAATCAAGATTATGGGTTCAGATGCATATTATTTGCCAAATAATAATGATGAAGCCAGAGATATTCTTTTTGGTGAAGATCCAATAAAAAAATTCAAATCTGCTTTTCCTGTTGAATTTTATTTGTCTTCAGCACTTGAGTATAGTGGAGAAAGAGAGTTTTTTTCCAAATTTGGTTTAGAAATAAAAAATAATGTTAATATAATCATATCAAAAAGATCATTTTCTCAAAGAGTTCCACAAAACATTTTTACAAGACCAAGAGAAGGTGATTTGATTTATGTTCCTTTTTTAAATGGAACTGGTGAATTATTTGAAATTAAGTTTGTGGATCATACAAAAGATTTCTTTACATTAGGAAGAAAGATACCATTTTTCTACGAATTACAACTAGAGAAGTTCAAATATTCTCAAGAAATTATAGATACAGGTGTTGAAGATATTGATGACATAGTTACACAATCAGCATACACAATCGATTTAAATGTTGCAAATAATGGCACAGGCCAATATAACGCAAAAGAAATTGTGTTTCAATCAAGTGACCAAACACAAAACAACGCAACAGCAATTGGCATTGTTCAAGAATGGAACAAACCAAACAATATTCTTTCAGTAACAAATATAGCTGGAGAATTTAAAGACAATGTAATTATTATTGGCGCAGCAAGCAATGCAAGATATTCATTGAATACCTATGATCCACTGAAAGATTCTACTAGAAATTCAACATATGATAATCAATACATAGACAATCAAGCCAATAGTATTGTTGTTACTTCAGAAATTAATTCTTTTGGATCGTTATAATGTCAGTACCAACCTATAATAGAATCATAAGAAAATTAATTATTGGATTTGGAAACTTATTCGATAATATAACTCTTGTCAGATATAATACAGATAATACCGAATCAGAAAGAGTTTTGGTACCCATTGCATATGCACCAAAAGAAAGATATGTGTTGCGATTGGAAGATGATCCTAATTTGGACAAAAAAGTTCAAATAGCACTACCAAGAATGTCGTTCGAAATGATATCAATGGATTACGATTCTTCCAGAAAATTAAACACAAATGTTAAAAATTTTGCACAAACAAATTCCGGAACACTATCACAATATAATCCTGTACCATATAATTTTGATTTTAATTTATACCTTTATACAAGGAACATAGAAGATTCACATCAATTAATTGAACATATTATACCTTTTTTTACACCAGATTATACAATAAAATTAAATTTAATTCCAGAAATGGGAGCAATTCGTGAAGTGCCTATTATTTTAAATAGAGCCAATCACGAAATATTTTATGAAGGTCCAAGAGAAGATGAAACAAGAATGATAATTTGGACTTTGAATTTTACTGTCAAAGGATTTATTTTTGGAAAACAATCTTCTGCAAATCTAATTAGACATACAATTAGTTCAATATATAGTTTAAATACATCGGAAGATGTTGTTTCTTTTGTAATGAGTCCTGTAAATGGATCCGGTTTTTATGGAAAAGGTAATACAGTTTATCAAGGTTATTCTTATGGAACGGCAACTGCCACAGGAATAGTTAAAGAATGGATACCTTCTTTAAATATTTTAAGAGTTACGGATATTAAAGGAAATTTTAACTCAACAACACCAATATTATCTTTGCAAACAAATGCAAGTTATACTTACACATCATACAGCACAACACCAAATGAATATGCAAGAATTGATGTATCGGTTGCAACAATTGATTCGGATAGATACACTATGGACAGTACCACTATTACATTGGATTCAAGTTCGAATTATTATCCATCATCAATAAGGGAAAACATTTAAAATGGCTCAAGAAGTATTAAGTTTAGGCACAATACCAAATGATGGTAAAGGTGATACAATAAGGGTTGCTGCTCAAAAAATAAACAATAATTTTACACAATTATTCAGTACACCATTAGTCGCTGATAATCTTGCTAGAGTGAGAGCTAATTCGGCATTTGATGCAGCTAATACAAAAGTTTCAAAAACTGGTGATGTAATGGTTGGTGATTTGATTTTTAGATCAAATGTACAAAATATTTATTGTAATACAAGAATAGGACATGTTCAAGATGCTAATGGTATTGATGTTTTTGCTCAACATGATTATGAATGGGCTCAATTAAATTGGGCAAACACAAACATCGTATTCGTCGATTATGAAGGTATTGTTATCAATACACAAAACACCGCAGTATATCTAAAAGAAGGTGTTAAAGAAATTGTCATATCATCAAATACTATAAACTGGACATTTAGTCAAAATGGTATTATATCATTAGTTGATACATCCACAAATTTAGGATCAACTTTAGCACCAGGATACAGAGATGTTCGAACAGTTCAAATTCCAACCATAACCGCATCTTTTGTAGATGACATAATTCTTTGTAATCCAAATGCAGTTGGTGCAAATATAGTTGTAAATCTATCTCCAAATGTAAGAACTGGAAAAACTTATACCATTAAAAATATAAATCCAGGTGGATTTAGCGTTAATGTATCTGGAACAACCTTGCCCTATCCATTTATAGAAGATCCTAGAACCGGTAGTTTGGTCAACAGAGTTGTTATGGCAAACACTGGAGAAGTTTATACTTGGGTTTTTGATTCAGTTATTTACAGGTATATTGAATAAAAAAATGAATAGTTTTGATAAAAATATGGAAAAAATTTTTGATGTGACACCAGTGGAAGAAAAAAAACAACCATTGATACCAATCAAAAGAGAAGAAGATTGTGGTTTGAATTTAAAAGAAGACCTTAAAGATGCTTATCAACAATCTAAAGATAATCTTCAAGATATAATAGAACAAGGCAAAGATGCCATGGATGAAATATTACAGATTGCAAAAGCAGGACAACATCCAAGAGCATTTGAAGTTTACGGCACATTGTTAAAAAACATGGTAGAAGCAAATGACAGACTTCTTAAAATGCAAAAAGAAATGCGAGAAATGGATGGTAAGAAGAAAGAAAACGGTGATACAAAAATAGATAAAGCCATATTTGTGGGTTCAACAACCGAATTGTCCAAAATGTTAAAGGAAAATAATGGACAATAAAGATTCTTACAGAGACAATCCTTTATTAAAGAAAGCCGGAGTTGAAATACAATATACTCAAGAACAAATTGATGAGTATATTAAGTGTGCAAAAGATCCAATTTATTTTGCGAAGACATATGTAAAAATTGTAAACGTTGATAGAGGTCTTATAAACTTTGAGATGTGGCCGTTTCAGGAAAAGATGTTGAGTCTTTTCAAAGCAAACAGATTTGTCATTACTAAATGTCCACGCCAGGTCGGTAAAACAACCACCACGGTTGCATATCTTTTACACGCAACACTGTTTCAAGATTCACAAAACGTAGCAGTTCTTGCAAACAAAGGATCTTTAGCAAGAGATATTCTTGCCAAATATCAATTGGCATATGAAAACTTACCTATGTGGTTACAACAAGGTGTTATCACATGGAACAAAGGTAATGTAGAATTGGAAAACGGTTCAAAAATTATTGCCGCATCCACATCAAGTTCTGCAATTCGTGGAGGTGCGTTCAATATAGTATTTTTGGATGAATTTGCTTTCGTTCCAACAAATATTGCTGAAGAATTCTTCAACTCAGTTTATCCCGTTATCTCATCTGGTAAGAAAACAAAGATTATTATAGTTTCTACACCAAACGGTATGAATCTTTTCTACAAACTTTGGATGGATGCACAGAATAAAAAGAACAATTACATACCATTTGAAATTCATTGGTCTATGGTTCCAGGTAGAGATCAAGCTTGGCGTGAAGAAACAATTCGAAATACATCCGAAAGACAATTTGCACAAGAATTTGAAACAGAGTTCTTAGGTTCAACAAACACACTTATTTCAGGATCAAAATTACAGACTCTGACTTATGTTGATCCAATTGCAAATCACGACATGTTAAAAATTTATGAACACCCCGTTAAGATATCAAACGGTCATAAAAGAGATAACATGTATGCGATTACAGTAGATGTTTCTGAAGGTAGAAACTTAGATAGTTCGGCATTTCAAATTATTGATATTTCTCAAGCACCATATAAACAAGTTGCGTGTTACAAAAGTTCTTCTATTTCTCCAATATTGTTTCCGACTGTAATCTATAATGCAGCCAGATACTATAATGATGCTTATATTTTGGTGGAAATAAATAACAATCCACAAGTCGCAGACTCTTTACATGCTGATTTTGAATATGAAAATCTTTGGAAAATTTTTACTGGAAACAAACAACCGCAACAACTTTCTTCTGGTTTTGCAAGAGGCATTCAAATGGGATTAAAAATGTCTCCTCAAGTAAAGAAAATAGGTTGTGCAAACTTAAAAACTTTAATCGAGGGTGACAAAATACTTATCAAAGATTTTGATACCTATTCGGAATTAACAACTTTTGTTGCAGATAAACAATCTTTTAAAGCAGAAGAAGGTGCAAATGATGATTTGGTAATGGGTTTAGTTATGTTTTCTTGGATCACAACACAAAAGTATTTTAAAGAAATCGTAAATCATGATATTAGAAAACAATTGCAATTGGAAAACATGAATCAGCTTGATGAAGAAGTTTTGCCAGCACCAATTATTGAAGATGGATTAGAACACGATTTTGAGATTATAGGAAATGACCTTTGGGAAGTTGCGGATGGAGCAGAGACTTATGCAAGTTTCATAAGAAAAAGTATGGCCAGATTATAAATTTAGTTTTTCATAAATATTCTTTATGGTATATCTAATTGCCAAAAGAACACATAATATTTCAAGGAGAAAAAAATGGCATTTCAAATCTCTCCAGGCGTACAAGTATCTGAAGTTGATTTAACAACTGTAGTACCTTCAGTACTTACAACCGCCGGTGCATTTGCTGGAACATTTAAATGGGGTCCAGCTGATACGATAAAATTAATAGACAATGAAATTAATTTGGTAAAAACATTTGGTAAGCCAGATTCAAATTCAGCAGTATCATTTTTTACTGCCGCAAACTTTTTGTCTTACGGAAATAATCTAAGTTTGGTTCGTGCGGTTGGTTCTTCAGCTTCAAACGCATCAAATACAGGATCAATTTTAGTAAAAAATGAAGACGTTTTTCAATCAACATATTTGAGTGCAAATAACACAAATACTTATGGTTCTTTCGTTGCAAGATATCCTGGAGTTTTAGGCAATTCAATTAAAGTTGCTGTTTGTGCTAATACTTCAACTTTCAGTTCATGGACATACAAATCTTATTTTTCAGCTGCACCGGGAACATCAGATTATGCATCCAGTGTTGGTGGTTCAAATGATGAAATACACATAATTGTTATTGATGATACCGGAGATATTACAGGTTCTGCTGGAACAGTGCTTGAAACTTATCCTTTTGTTTCTGTTGCTTCCGATGCATCACAAAACGGACAATCAAATTACTATAAACAAGTCATTTTCAATCAATCAAAATACGTTTATGCAGTAGATCCTGTAGCTTACGCAACAACAAGTGCTACTTGGGACAAACCTGCAGCAGGCGCTTCATTTGCGAGACCAGCCACAAATCAAGTGGTTACAATGAGTGGCGGAGCAGATTCAACACCATCTGCAGCAAATGTACAGTCAGCATATGATTTTTTTGCAAACAAAGATATCATTGATATTTCTCTTGTTTTAACTGGTGATGCAGCTGTTGCAACACAACAATATGTAATTGATAATATTGCAAACGCAAGAAAAGATTGTGTTGCTTTTATTTCACCACGTTATTCTGATGTGGTCAATCAAGCTGGCAACGAATCTACAAACATTCAATCTTGGTTAACAAGTCTAGGTAGATCATCTTCTTATGTTGTTGCCGATTCTGGTTGGAAATATCAACTAGACAAATACAATAACGTATATCGTTGGATACCACTTAATGCAGATGTTGCCGGACTATGTGTGTTTACAGATTCCATTCGTGATCCTTGGTTCTCACCAGCAGGTTTTAATCGTGGAGCAATTAAGAACGCAATTAAATTGTCTTGGAATCCTAGCAAAACTTTCCGAGATACATTGTATGCAGCTGGCGTAAACCCTGTTGTTTCTTTTCCAGGACAAGGAACAGTGTTGTTTGGAGATAAAACATTGCAATCCAAACCATCAGCTTTTGATCGAATTAATGTTCGCAGATTGTTTATTACACTGGAAAAAGCAATTTCTGAAGCTGCTAAATTCTCAATGTTTGAATTGAATGATGAATTTACTCGAGCTCAATTCGTTTCACTTGTAACACCATTCTTACGTGATATTCAAGGACGTAGAGGCATAGTGGATTTCAAAGTTGTTTGTGACACAACAAACAACACACCACAAGTTATTGATAGCAATCAATTTGTGGGTGATATCTACATTAAACCTGCTCGTTCAATTAATTATATTCAATTGAATTTTGTTGCTGTTGCAACTGGTGTTGATTTTAACACAATCGTTGGTGCAGTCTAATAAATAAAAAACGATAACAGGAGAAAACAATGGCTTTCAACGTAGCAGAATTTAGAGCAAATATGATTGGTGACGGTGCGCGTCCTAATCTATTCTCTGTAACATTATCATTCCCAACAGTAGCCGAAAACGGTGCTGCTGCGGCACAAAAAACAACTTTCATGGCAAAATCAGCACAATTGCCTGGTTCAACTGTTGGAAATGTTCCTGTTTTCTACTTTGGTAGAGAATTAAAATTTGCTGGTAACAGAAGTTTTCCTGATTGGACAATCACTGTTATCAATGATGAGGATTTCTTGATTCGTAATTCCATGGAATCGTGGTTAAATGCAATCAATAGTCATTCAGGAAATGTTCGTAATAGAGCAGCAAGAGCAGCAAGTGGTTATACGGTCGATGCTCTAGTCACTCAATATGGAAAAACAGGCGAGAACTTAAAAACTTATAAGTTTGTTGGTATGTTTCCTTTAGATGTGGCTCCTATTGATCTTGATTGGGGTTCAAATGATGCTATTGAAGAATATTCAATAACATTTGCTTATCAATGGTGGGAAGCAGGAACCACTTCTTGATTTATATTTGAGGACCTTTTGGTCCTCATTTATGTTTTTTTGATTTCGTTATTTAAGAGAATATATGGCAAATACAAATAAATTTTCACTTTTTGGTTTCACAATATCCCGTGATAAAAACGAGATAGAAACCGTTAATCAGCAATCTTTTGCTCCTCAAACGACAGAAGATGGCGCATTAACTATTACATCTGCCGCTTATTATGGTACGTATGTTGATTTGGATGGTACTGCAAAAAATGAGGTTGAATTAATTTCTCGATATAGAGAAATGGCAATGCAACCAGAAATTGAATCTGCGATAGATGATATAGTTAATGAAGCCATTTGTCAAGATGATGACGGTCAAATTATTCAGATTGTTTTGGATAAACTAAAACAACCAGAAAAAATTAAAAATGCCATTAAAGCCGAATTTCAAAATATTTTGCGTTTGATGAATTATAATAATATGGCTCAAGATATTTTTCGAAGATATTATATTGACGGAAGAATGTATTATCATATAATTTTAGATAAAGCTTCTCCACAAGAAGGCATCAAAGAGCTGAGATATATTGATCCAAGAAAATTAAGAAAAGTCCGAGAAATTAAAAAACAAAAAGATGAAAGAACTGGAGCCGACTTAGCAGTAACTGTTAATGAATATTATATTTACAACGATAAGGTTGTATCAGGAAGTTCTTCCAATTATGGTCCAGTTGGTATACGAATTACAACAGACTCTATAATTTCTGTTGTTTCGGGTTTAATGGATTCTCGTCGTGCGGTCGTTCTGAGTTATCTACATAAAGCAATTAAGCCTCTAAATCAATTACGTATGATAGAGGATGCAACGGTTATCTACCGTATATCAAGAGCACCTGAACGCCGTATTTTTTACATCGATGTTGGTAATCTACCAAAATTAAAAGCAGAACAATATCTGCGTGACATTATGATCAAGTACAAGAACAAACTTGTATATGATGCAAACACAGGTGAAGTTCGTGATGATCGTAAGTTTCTTTCCATGATGGAAGATTTTTGGTTACCACGTAGAGAAGGTGGCAAAGGCACAGAAATCACAACACTACCTGGTGGCCAAAACCTAGGTGAACTGGAAGACGTTAAATACTTTGAAAAGAAATTATATAAATCATTGAATGTGCCAGTATCTCGTTTGAATCCAGAATCATCTGGTTTTACAATTGGTAGAGTAGCAGAAGTCACAAGAGATGAATTAAAGTTTTCTAAATTTGTGGACAGAATGCGTAACAAATTTTCGGATGTTTTCGACCAAGCATTAAGAGTGCAATGTGTGTTGAAAGGCATATGTACCGATGATGAATGGAAAGTATTTAAAGAAAGCATCTATTACGATTTTATCAAAGATAATAATTTTACAGAATTAAAAGATGCGGAGTTGATGAAAGAAAGATTGGGATTACTAGGTGCAATTGATCCATACACTGGCCGTTATTTTTCTCAAGCATGGATTCAAAGAAATGTATTGCGTTTGACCGATGATGAAATTGCAGAAATGCAAAAAGAAATTGATGAGGAAAAAGAAGAAGGTTTAGGATTGCCAACAGAAGTTACCACTCAAGTTGCACAAGCGCAAATGATGGGTCAAGTGCAAATAGATCAAGCAGAACAAATGCCGCAAGATGGGGCACCAAAAAAACAACAAAATTCTAAATCAACTTCAAGTCAATCAAAACCAAGCAAATCAAAACGATCAAATGCAGATTTGACTTTAGAATCAACAAGTACATTTGCAAAATTGAAACGTATATTATAAGGAGAAAAAAATGGAAAATTTAAGAACAATTGTTGACTATGCAGATGAAGACCAAGCAAAAGAAATGAGAGATGCATTGTATTCTGAGTTGCAAAACCGAGTGATGGCTCATATTGAATCACACAAACAAGTCGTTGCATCAAATATGTTTGCTAAAAATGAAACGCCTGAAGAACAGAATTCAGAAACACAAAATACTTAATCGTTATACATATAATGGTATTAAACAAATAATATAGGAATAAAAAATGGCTAACAAATTTTCTTATCAGGTTCTAAAAGATGATACACAATTTGCAGTCATCAAATTGACCGGAGATTTTGACGGTACTGGCCAAGAGAATAACACAGCAAGAATTGCTGCAAACACACTTTATGGTGCTTTAGCAACAAACGGTTATTTGGTTGCAAATTCTCAAGGTGGTGCAGCGAATACGGCTCTGTCATATTACGGTTTGAATGTCAATCGTATATGGTATGATACAGATACCGGAACAGGAGATGTTCAATTGTATTGGTCGAATACAGCAAGTGCATTAGCAAATGCAGGTGTTCCAATTATGTTCTTACAAGGTAATGGCGAATATGATGCAGGTGGAAATTGGATTACCATTAGAAATACAGAAAAAACATCTTTTCATAATGGAGACATTGGTATAGTTACAAGAGGTCAAAATGCAAATTCAAGTTATACAATTATTTTAGAGTTGCGTAAAGAAAATGAATACTATCAGCGTGGTCAATTTAATGATCCTGCTGCGTTTAACTATGGTCAATATTCTATCCGTCCTTAAAAGGTAATAAAATGAAATTAATCAAAGAAGTTACCGAAACTATTAGTTATCTTTCCGAAGAAAAAGACGGAAAAAGAAACTTATACATTGAAGGTCCTTTTCTACAAGCCGAAGTCGTGAATAGAAATGGCCGCAAATATCTTAAAGAAACCATGTCAAAGGAAGTTCAGAGATATACAGAACAATATATTAATAAAAATCGTGCCTTTGGTGAACTGGGTCATCCAGATACACCATCAATCAATCTCGACAGAGTATCACACTTGACAACAAGTCTGCGTCAAGAAGGTAATGATTGGATAGGCAAAGCTAAAATTCTTGACACTCCTATGGGTACCATTGTTAAGAATCTGCTTGAAGGTGGTGCACAAATTGGTGTTTCATCTAGAGGCATGGGTTCTTTAAAAAATGTCAATGGTATTAATATAGTTCAAGATGACTTCCATCTAGCCACAGCGGCAGATATTGTAGCAGACCCTTCTGCACCCAACGCATTCGTACAGGGTATTATGGAAGGTAAAGAATGGATGATGGTCAATGGAATATGGACCGAGGTTCATCAAGAAGAAGCTAAACGCGAAATACGTAAAGCAACTAAAAAAGAAATTGAATCTGTAAGTCTGAAGATATTCGAAAACTTCATCAAAAAACTTTAATTATAAATATCCAATATAAAATCAAGGAGATTCTCAAAATGGGAAAATACAATCTGACAGAAGCCGCTAAAGCAGTTTTAGTTGAAGGAGCCAAAGAAAACTTTGAAGCTTCTTTAAGTCGTGGACATAAAGATGGTCCATCTAAACTACCTACATCTGTTGCTTATGGCACAAAAGATGTTGGTGAAGTTGCTGGTGTTGTTGACAAACAAGATGACGATAAACCAGATTATACAAAAGGCACACCAAGTGCAACACCTCCAGGTGCAACACCTCCTGTGGGCGCACAACCAGGTGGAAAACTTTCTGGTCCAGCAGATTCTCAAGGTTCAGAACACAAAGCTGTTCAACACGATGCTACCGATTACGCAGCAATTCGTGACAGAATCAAAGCAAGGTTAGCTCCTCAAATGTTCCAAGCAAATCCAGGAGCAACATTCCAATCTTATGCTGAAGAAACAGACTCGGATGATGAAGTTATTTCTGAAGCAGAAAAAGAAGAAGGTCATGAAGACAAAGCTGAAGATAAAGCAATGATTAAAAAAATGATGAAAAAAGAAAAAATGAAAGAGCAAATTGAACAAGATGTTGATGCTCTTCTTTCTGGTGAAAATCTTTCCGAAGACTTCAAACAAAAAGCAACAACAATTTTTGAAACAGCAGTTATTGCTCGTTCACAAGCAATTGTAGAAGATATTGAAGAAGCTCTTTACGAAGAATTTGAAGATGCTGTCGAACAAGTTAAGAATGAACTTGCCGTTAAACTTGATGAATATATCAATTATATGGCAGAAGAATGGTTTAAAGAAAATCAATTGGCAATTGAATCTGGTCTACGCACAGAAATCGTTGAAGATTTTATGTCGGGCCTACAAAAATTATTCACTGAACACCACATTGATATTCCAGAAGAAAAGGTAGATATTGTTGGAGAACTTACCAACAAGATCGAAGAACTTCAAGATGAATTAAATGAACAAATTCTTTCATCAATAGATATGAAGAAAGAATTAAACGAACACAAAAAATATGAGGCTATACATGCAGTATGTGAGGGCCTAACGCAGACGCAAGTAGAAAAACTAAAAACACTCGCAGAGAGTGTTGAGTTCACTACTGAAGAAGAATTCATTGGTAAATTGGAAACTATCGTAGAATCCTACTTTAAGACTCCAGTTAAATCTGCTGATAGTTCTGCATTGAATGAAGAAGTGCAAATTGAGGAAGACAAAAAACCTGAATCAGGTTTTGTTGATCCAGCAATCGCACAGTACGCAAAAACAATTTCAAAAACATTGGCAAAATAAATAAAATTTACCAATATTAGAAACTCACAAGGAGATAATAAATGTTTCTATCAGAAGAATTACAAAAAAAATGGCAACCAGTTTTGGAGCATCCAGAACTAGAGTCAATCAAAGACCCATACAAGAAAGCTGTTACAGCTTTAATTTTGGAGAATCAACAACAAGCCATGGCAGAAGCTTCTGGCCAGTTGAACGAAACAACTTATAGTGCTGCTCCAACCAATGTTACTGGTGCTGGTGTAAGCAACTATGATCCAATTTTGATTAGCTTGGTTCGCCGTGCTCTACCTAACCTAATCGCTTATGATGTTGCTGGCGTTCAGCCAATGACCGGACCAACCGGATTGATCTTTGCAATGCGTGCCAAGTACAATGCAATGGGTACAGCAGGCGCAGCAGATAGCAATGAAGCTTTCTTCAACGAAGCTAATACCATTTTCTCTGGTGCTGGTTCTTCTGGTAACCCTTAC